GCCAGGTAAGTTGCCAACCCCGTAAGATTACGCCGCTAGACGTAGATCTTCAGATGCAAAGTTTTCGTTTGCGTTTATAGTTTTTGGACAAGTAGCGTGAGTCTCCCCACATATGCTCGGTCGTTCCTTACCGGTAATCTCTTTCACCCTTAACAAGCCAGTCGATCCTATTTCAGGCCCATCATAAACACACGATTATTTGAATTTATTGTTAATCCACTTGTATACAAAGTAAGCGCCAAGTAAAACAACAATAGTTCCAATACCATCGAACCACGATGTCTCGTTCATTGCATTTATTAAATCTGCTGTAAACCAATCCATTGTTTTTCCTTCATGTGTTTATGGTGGACCTGGCCGGCACTGCCCCGGCGTCCTGCTCTTGTGACATACGATGCTGTCAACAATTACTCTATATTTATAGCACCTTTTTTATGAGTTGTCAAGTATAAAGTGCGTATTTTTCGATTAATTTGATAACTAATGCTCAAGAAAATAGCCAAACAACTAACCAAGGAGGGTTATGGCAAAGATGAGAACTTTTACCTTCACGGACGGTGATAAGGTAGAAACTAAAGAAGCAGTAAGTTATAAAAAAGCAGTACTATCATTCCAGGGCGGAACAAAGAGCACATCTGTAAAAGTAGAGTGGGAAGCCAAAAAAGGCGGCATCTACGAAATAGTACAACAATTACCAATTGGTAGAAAAATAAGACAAGCCATGGCGGCAGAAAAGAAAAGAGCGGCATTAAAGGCTAAAGCAGGAGCGTAATCTATGAAACTACATAAAGGATATGAACGTCATATTTCAACGCCTAAGAAAACAAGTCAATCAGGTAAGAAGCGTTCGTGCAAGATGAGTTCAATGAACAAGTCTAAAAAACGCAGTCTTAAATTTTACAAAGGACAAGGAAAATAATGATTAGAAATTTTAAAGATATAGTGATTTTATTAATAACAAGTGGTGTATTATTACTTCTTGGAGTTATCATTATAGGTGACTATGTGGTAGCACTAGAAGAAAACAGACCAGTAGATGAATCCGTAATAACATTGATGAAGATGTCTGTTACAGGACTAATTGGTGTCATTGGCGGATACATTGGTGGAAGTAAATAATGGCCGGCGTAAAAGCAAGAGGTATTATTACCCACCACCTAGCAAGATATCACAATGAAAGAGAAATTAAACCTTGTAGATGGATTGCAGATGGTAAGGGTAAAGGTATAATGGTTGCTCAATATAAAGATACTAGTGATTTAGTTGTTGATGATAAAGGTAATCCAATACCTTGGAGCAGAGCCTAACCGCCTGCAAAACAATTAGAACTTCCAGCGGCAACACTTGTGCATCCGCTGATTCCATCACCTATTCTACCACAGCCTAGACCGTTTACAAAAACAGTGGTAGAACCCACAGCAATTGGAGCCGCGTGTGCTGGACAAGGAACACCAGGTAATAGATGTGTTGTGTTTACATCGCCCTGTCTAGAAATAGCAATACCATTAGCAAATACTGTTGGTGAACCAACGGCTCTGGTCATTCCCGAACAGTGTGCTACGTCTGCATCACCTATTCTTGTTATTGCTGGCATTTCTTTCTCGCTCCATTAAAAATTGTAATCTATCATTCCATTTACTTATTTCCTCATGCTGTTCTTCAGTATGTGGAGGTTCTGGAATTTCAGGCACAAATTTAATAACATGGTCAAAGTGTTCAGGAATATTTTCCCAAGCGTTAACAGTTACTTCTTTACCTTCAACTAGAAATACAAACTCGTGCATACGAGTATTTATTTTGTTTTGAGAGCGTCGCCTAGTCCTGCAGGAGCAGTAACTATTCCAGATGTTTGTTTTTGATATGCATCAGAGAACTGTTTCATTGTTTTTGTGATAATTGTTACACTTGACTTCTTAAATGAATGTGTTTTATCTGATTCTGCTGTAAAAAGATATTGTTGTAATCCTACACCCTGTTGACTCATTACAAGTGTAAGTGGTGTTTTAATTCTATAAACATCATCCTTTTCTTCAATGAGTTTTCCTATTAGTTCTTCTCCGGAGTTTAATTTAAGTGTAACTACATCTCCGGTTTTATATGGTGCTTCGATTAGCATTATAGTGTGTATCCTGTTCCGTTGTAGCCTGTGTCATCTACGTATTTTGTAAAAGCATCATAGCCGCCGATTTTCTTTCCGTTAATTACAATCTGTGGTACAGTTCTTGCGTTTGGAAACTGTTCCATTAGTTCTTCTCTTGTGTAATCTGTTCCAAGAGATTTGTATGTGTAATTAAACCCTCGAGTCTCGCAAAAATTCTTTGCCTTATCGCAGAATGGACACATTGGCTTGCCGTAAATTTCTATCATAGTTTAAATCCTTTAAATGTATCCTTACTTATGTCTTGCTTCACACCGCCAATTAAATATGACTCAACTTCTGTTTCCTGTGGAGCAACCTGTAATCCTGCACTTGATAACCAATGCTGTGTCCAAGGTAGTGGGTTAGTGTTTAGTGGACGATCATAAATTGTGTTTAGACCTAAGGCCTTTAATCGCTTGTTAGCAATAAATTCAACGTATGCGTGTAGTAAGTTGCTATTAAGACCAATCATAGATCCGTCTTTAAAAAGGTAATCCGCCCAACGTTTCTCTTCTTCAACACATTCTTTCCAAAGTTCATAAACTTCAGGTTCAAGTTCTTTTGCAATCTTTTTGAAGTCTGGATCATCATCACCTTTCATCCAGTGCTTAATAATATGCGTGGACAAGTTTAGGTGTGTTGCTTCGTCTCTAGCAATAAGACTAATAATCTTAGCACTACCTTCCATTAGTTTCAGTTCGCCGAACGCAAAGGTACAAGCGAACGAAACATAAAATCTAAGTCCTTCAAGAATATTAACGGTCATCATGGCTTTATACAATGCTTTCTTCACATCATATAAATCGCCTTTACCTTTATTAAAATAGTTGTTAGCAATGTCATTAAATTCATCATAGTATTTTGTTACACTAACCGCACGTTCAATAATCTTTTCGTCATCTAGGATAGTGTCAAACACTTCGCTTGGATTTGCATATACATTTTTAACAATGTGTGTATATGAACGACTGTGAATTGTTTCAAAGAAATCCCAAGCAATAATACAACCTTCTAATTCTGGATTAGAACAATATGGTAAGAATGATAAACAAGGACCGCGACCTTGTACACTATCAAGCAGTGTTTGATATTTTAGATTGCTTGTAAAGATATGCTTTTGTTCTGGGCGTAGTTCCTGATAATCACCCCTATCCTTTTGAAGAGAAACTTCTTCAGGTCGCCAAAAATATCCAAGCATGGTTTGATTAAGTTTATCATACTCCGGATACTTGAATACGTCATATCGTTGTGTGTTCTGATCCGCACCAAAGAACATATACTCTTTGGTGAAATCGACCTTGTCTCGGTTGAATACTGTTTTTGTCATTCTTGTCTGTGTGTCCTTTTTCCTTCTCGGCATAAAATCCTATATAGCACAGGCGTCACAATGTTCTGAGTCGTCTGCGACTTTTTCGGTCTCACCGTTTGAATGTCCATTTGTGTGACCATTTGTGTGACCATTAGTTCCATTTACCATTGTAACATCGTTTTTGTTTGTGTCAACAATCGTTTCTTCCAATCCTGCAGGTTGTACATTATCTTCTTCACCTTTAAAGTCGTATGTGTTTTGATAGTACGAAGTCTTCCAACCTAACTTATAGGTTGTCAACATATCTTTCATCATAACACTCATAGGCACTTCGTTGTTTTCGTACTGCAAAGGATTGTATGACCAGTTGCCTGAAATAGCCTGATCAAAAAACTTCTGCATGACCGCAACAATATTAATATATCCTTCGTTGCCTTTCATATCCCAAAGCAATGTATAGAAATTCTTTAATTGCTGATAGCCTGGAACAATCTGCTTAAGAGGCCCTTTTTTGCTTTTCTTAACGGACAAGTATCCTCTAGGCGGTTCGATACCGTTTGTTGCGTTCGACACAACGGAACTGCTCTCCGATGGCATTTGTGCGGACAGTGTTGAGTGTCTAAGACCGTGTGACTTAATGTCCTTTCTAAGACTAGTCCAATCATGATTTAATTTCTTTCCGACAATGTCATCAATATCTGCTTTGTAAGTATCAATAGGTAAAATTCCATCACTGTACTTAGTTCTATTAAAGTATTCACACGCACCTCGTTCTTGTGCTAGTTTATTACTTGCTTTTAACAGATAATACTGGAAACTTTCTGTTAGATCATGTACAAGTTTCCATGCTTCTTTATCGGCATACTTGACTTTGTGTTTGGCTAGGTAATGTGCTAAGCCGATATAGCCAATACCTAATGAGCGTCGAGCCTTGGTAGATAGTTCTGCCGCTTTTACAGGATAACCTTGATATTCAATAATTTCCTCTAATGCTCTAACGGACAAATCACACAGTTCTTCAAGTTCTGAATTTTCTTTGTTAAGTGTTAATGCACCCACGTTAATTGCGGAAAGAATACATAATGCAATTTCACCATTCTCGTCATCAATGTGTTGAATAGGTTTAGTTGGTAGTGTAATTTCCTGACATAGGTTACTCATATAGACAGTATCTTTAAATGAACTGTGGGTATTACAATGATCCACATTCATAATATAGATACGTCCTGTTTCAGCACGTTCTTTTAATACTGCTGAAAATAATTCTTGTGCATCAATTTTCTTTTTACGGATAGATGTTTTACGTTCATACTGTTCGTACAACTCTTTAAATTTGTCTTGATCACTATAGAATGCTTCGTACAAGCCTGGCACATCGTGAGGCGAGAAAAGAGTAATTTCTCCACCGCTTAACAGCCTTTCGTACATTAGTTTGTTAAGTTGAATTGAATAGTCTAATTTACGCACACGGTTGTCGTCTGTGCCTTTGTTATTTTTAAGAACTAAAATGTCTTCAATTTCATAATGCCATAATGGGAAGTGTGTAGTAGCACTACCCCCACGTACACCGTTTTGTGTACAACTTCTTACTGTTGCTTCGTAAACTTTTAGAAATGGGATAACACCTGTGTGTGCTACTTCTCCACCTCTGATTTTAGAATTGATTGCTCGTACTCGTCCCGCATTGATTCCAATTCCTGCCCTTTGAGCAATGTAGTAACCGATCGCACTATTACTGCTAAAGATTGAAGGAAGAGTATCATCAATATCAACAAGAACACAAGAGGCAAACTGACGAATAGGAGTACGTACTCCGGCCATGACGGGGGTTGGGATATTGATTTTAAAAAGTGAGGTCGCATCATAATATCTTTTTACGTATTGTAAACGTGTCTCCTTTGGGTATTCAGCAAACAATGTTGCCGCAATCATCATATACATGAACTGCGGTGTTTCATAAATTTGTCCGCTTGATCGATCCTGACAAAGATACTTGTCAACAACTTGACGTAAACCTGCATAGGTAAAATCTTCGTTACGATCGTGTTTAATAAATGTGTTTAGTTTTTTTAATTCTGTTTCAGAATATTTTTCTCGAATAGCAGGATCATAAACCCCACGTTTGATGTTTAGGTCAATAATCTCGGAAAGAGTGAGATGATCGTATTTTCCATAAACTTGTTTGTGTAATCCGTATAGTAACAATCTTGCCGCGGCAAATTGATAGTTAGGTGATTCTAATGAGATAAGATCGTTAGCACTGCGAATTAAAATGTTTTGAATTTCGTCAGTTGTCATTCCGTCGTAGAACTGCAAATCCGCATTCATTTCAATTTGTGATGCTGATACTCCTGTTAGGTCGTCACAGGCTTCCTCTACAACAAAATGAATCTTATCTAAATTAAGTTTTTCTTTTCGTCCGTCGCGTTTGGTAATAAGAATTTCTTTAGATGCGTTCATAGTGTTTCTCTTTCCTTATAATATCTTTAATCTTGTGTAGTTGAGTATTTACTATCTTTAAGATAATTCAACTACTTCTTGGCAAATTACCGTATCCGGCAACTCACTACTTATCACAATTATATTATTTGTGTAGTCGATGATAGTATTTTCAACTTCAACTAAATTATAATATCTTTGTGACGTTATGTCTATACTAATTTTTATCAAAACCGGCGCTTTGGTAAACCTAGTAGTTAACTTCAAGGTCCAACCTATCATAAGGGGTATTGCTACGGGACAAAACCGGTTTTCTTTTAATAGTTCCCAAGGTGTTGGCCACTGTTGAGAATTGTATTGATTTAAATACTTTTCAGTTGTCGGTGCTTGTTGCCAAAACTCTAAAGTTTTTTTGTAAGGATCTGTACAACTTTCAAGTGTATTTCTAAATTCTCGCCATAAGGTGATACGTTCGTCAACATTTGTATCTAGAAACATGTATTACGCAAAGTAACTTAATGAATATGTTAATGATCCAACGCCGTTACCAATTGGGTTTCTATATTTTATGCTAACAGTTTCACTACCTACTGTTGAATCGAGATCGTCTAAAACAGCAGTCCATTCAATAGCACCATCACTGTTTCCTGTGTGACTGTAACTGTCAGTAACATTGATGCTTGAATCATTTCTAATTGTTATTGTTAAGCGACCTTGTCTTGTTGTATCTGAAGATGTTCCATCTTTAACAACAAGATAATCAACATAAGCAATTTTATCTTTTCTAAATGGTAGTTTTATAATTTGTGTAGGTGAGTCAACTTCTGCTAGTGTTTCAGTTTTGATGCGTGATTTTGTAAAATGATAGCCATCAACATTTGGTTTAAATGGAACAGTGCTTAATGATGTTTCATTAATATATGCATCTCTTTCAAAAAAGTCTCCAATGCTATCACAAAGATCACTTTCAAATTTTATAACACTTTCTTGTGGACTATTTTGTCCATTGCCGTTATTAGAAACATCAATAAAGATATTTCCTGTTGATGTATGTCCCCATGGGGTTGTACCATTTGGTGCGTGTACTGCAATACCAAAGTCGTCAATCTTATCAAACTTATTGTTTCTAATTAGATATTGTCTAGGACCTTGTGACTGTGATCCACTTCCTGAACTTGTTCTTCCAAGATCAATACCAACATGACCAAATGTAAACAAACTATCACTTATTGTAATTGTATGTGTATCATAAATGCTGTAAACACCTATGCTTAATTGTGTAAATTGACAGTTTGATATTTTAACGTTTTCACTTGTAAGAGCACCTAGTCCTCTAAATTCAATTCCACACTGAGCAACATCTAATCCATCCAATGAACTCCAGTGTCCTTTAAATTTTATGTTATCGAAAATACTTTCAGTTGTATTGTCCAAATACATTATTGGAGCGTGTGCTGATACTGTTTGATCAACTTCAAGCGTTAATCCACTTACTAAAATGTTTACTGGTCTATATAGGTTTTGCATACTTGCAAATTGAATATATGATCCTGGGGTACTATCACCTCCTACTGTTTGAAAAATAGGTTTAGCAGTTGGAGTTAGTTCTGATGGATCAGGATACATTTTAATAATTGTTTTGTCCGGACCGTCACCTATGATGTTTGCATATGGCGGAATATAAAGAGTACCTATAACTTTATATTCACCTGCTTCAAACTTTAATGTGCGTCTTGAATTGGCATTAAACTTATCGCTTGAATTTAAAAAGATTTGGTCAATAGCACGTTGTAATGCTTCTGTGTCATCTGTTGATCCGTCACCTACTGCACCAAAAGATTTAATGCTTACAATATCATCTAATCTTTTTTGTATTGTTCTTTTGATAGGGTCGTTAGCAAATTCGCCCGTTTGTACAGTAGCACCAGTATTTCCTTTATATTCATACTGATCTAACAAATCAAATATATTTGTTTTTTCTGTTAGGATTTCTGTATTGCCAACAGCAGGAGCACCTTCGTCTACGCTACCGTTACCAATGTATAGTTTTTGTGTATCAATTGCCCAACCCAATTCTGCAGAGGCAAGTTGCGGTAAACCCGTAATTGTTTCTTTACCTCTTCGGTGTTGAATTTTTGAAATTTGAACTACTGCCACGTTACTCTCCTAATCATTTACAGTATTTACCATTTAGAAGTGATGATTAGCGTAGTAGTCTTCAACACGTTTTAACCATTCGTTTGACCAGTGTTCAAACTCGTCTGGCCATAGGTCAAACTGCTGATATTGTAGATCTCGTGAACACATAAACACATGTCCTTCACGTATATCTGTGCCGTATACAGCGTTGTGTGCCATAGCGTATGCGGCCATTTGCAAGTAGTAGTCTTCTACCCACTCTTTTTTCTTGGGTTTATTGGTTTGTTTAAAGTCACAAATGCTAGGTTGTCCTTTATACATACCAACTAAGTCTGTTGTTCCTGAATACATTTCAGGATAGTATAATGCTTGTTCAATGCCCCAAATTTCATCCATATCTACTAGAGCATTTTCTATAATAACATCTGCCATTTTATTGGCTTGTACGTGTACTAGGTTGTTTCCAGGCTTGCGTTCTTCTCCAATAAGAAAACGTTCTAGATTGTTGTGCATTGCTGTACCAACACCTGCGGCTTCTGTTGTAATTCTTTTTGCGTTTTCTTCACCGACACGTTTTTTCCATTCGTTCAAATGGGTCATGTCTTTGGTCTTAGAAAGAATTGTTGTGACGCTTGGTGTTTTGGACCCGTCGGGTGCTTCGTATAATCTTTTACCTTCTAGATTAATCTGTTTTACTGTGTGGTATTGGTAACGTTCCACATATGGTGGTGGGGTTGGGTTTTCCATTAAAATAAAATCCTATATAGTTAACAGTAATTATAACTTATTAAGGTGGTAGAAGTCAAGTTATGAACGACGTTTTGTTGCTCGTTTTGCCATCTTCTCAATGTTGTTTGTTGGACTTGAGTCAACGTTATCTACTGTGCCATCGGCATCTTGTTGCATTTTGGTGTTTAGAACAACACCTTCTTCGTTGAAGTTTTGTACGACTGCTTGTATTTTGGGTGAACTATCATAAAGACTTTTGAACACACCATAATCAAAAGAACCGTGCCCGGAAGATTTCATTATGTTTGTTATTGCTTCGTAAGAAAGTTGAGCAGGTGTACCTTCTGCGTTTGCACGTTGAATTTGATTTCTAAATAAAAGTACTAGATCTTGTTCTAGTTCATTACCTGCAACTTCGAAAAGTCTCATTATGACTCCTTACTGAGCCAACTTGTTCATTATGCGAGTTGATTCTGCAATAGACTTTTTCTTTGGTATATAACTTTCACGCTTTTCTCTACCTTCTGGCTCTTCACCTCCAGTAGCAGGTTCGCTTGCACCAAACTCATCATCTGCCGGCATTGGACCTTCAGCATCAAGTTCTGAGTCTGCTGGTTCTTCAATATCACCTTCTGGTTCTGCGCCAATAGTATCTGCTGGTGCATTTTCTCCTGTGATAATGCTTACGCCTGCATTAAGTGCTTCACGTGATGATGTTAAAACTTCTTGTGTATTTGTTAGTGCAGGTTTAACTGTGTTTACAAAGTTATCTGCTTGTTCTTGTCCTAGTTCATCTCTAATTGAGTCTGCTAGTTCAAGCATACCTTCCGCACCCATTTCAGCAACGTCTTCTAAGAATGCAGTAAATCTATCTACCATGTCCTTAGCGGCCATTACTAGTTCTGCTTGTTCTTCTGCGCCTTCTTTAATAACGCTTTCTCCCATGCCACGTTTCAATGCTTTAATTCTTTGAACGCCCATTGGGTTTAAGAATGGTTCCATCATTGCCATCATAGCATCTTTGAATGCTTCAATCTGTTGTCTGTTAAGTTGTTCACCACCCATGATTTTCTTGATAGCCATTCTAGCCATGTTGGCTTTGTTTTTGTCTGTCATGATCATTTTTAATGCTGTCATTATTCTTGAATCAGCACCTGAGTCTTGTGGCTCTTCTTGTGGCTCTTCTTGTGGAACTTCTGCTTCAGCAAAATCTCTTGCAACATCTGCATCATCTGCTTCAACACTAATAACGTCTTCACCAAGATCTTCTTCATCAGCAACTTCTAGGGGATTATCAAGATATTGATTAATTGCTGACTCTACTATTTTACCAATAAGTAGTGTCTTTTGATATTCTTCGTTTTTTAGTGATTCGTTAAATTTATTTTTAACTTCAAATTCTTTTAGTTTACCTTGAATCTTTTTGCTATAGGATTCTAATTGATCCTTGCTATATTTGGCGATATCTACAGACACGCCGTATTTGCTACGTAGGTCTTTTTGTAGTGACTCTACTGTAACTGTGTTCATAAAATCAGATGTTTTCATCTTTATAATTCCCCTAACGTTATTATAGTGTTATTTAGTTTCAAACAATAAACTTTCTGCCTTATTAAGGATTAGGCTTACCTCGTGTTTAGCACGTTTATAGCGTGGCATATACTCCTCTATACGTGCTGTATATATGTCCATTTTGACTATATCATTGTTTTTTATGGCTACAGCAAGCAAATGCTTGAATATTCGTATTTCATTAAACCAATGCATATAATCGTGATCTTGTTTGAGTATTTCGCTTTCTTTGAACCTTACTTGTTGTCCTAGATATATTGCTATTGCGATTGCTATCTTATGACTAGCAATATCTGTATAGTATTTTATCTTTGGATTGTGTAAATTGGTAATGTTATACCAGCCATTATTGTTTTTCTTTATGAAACAGTGTTTAAACTTGATTCCACCATTATGGGCAACAGGCAAAACAAACCCGCTTTTCTTTAAGCGAAGTTTTACTGCTTGTGCTGTTTCCGCAAAAGTGGATACTAGTTTTTTGACTTCGGGTTTCATAGTGTATTATAACACTTAGTTAACTAAAACGCAAGGTCTTTTTTATCGAATTTGATACTTTGAGGTTGGCCCGCAACTTTTTTCTTCGGCTCGATTTCAACTTCTCGGCCTGTTACATTTTTTACTTTCATGCTAGTAGGAACTACTTTATTTGGATTCCTAGGATCTGGCAAAGGAAGTTCTAATTCTTGTCCACGTTGTAAATCTACTTGTTGGCCTTGAGCCTGATCTGTACCGATAGTTCCTTGTGTTCCCTGTGCTTGTCCAAATGTTCCAGACGTATTACCACTACCGGAGTTACCTGTACCGATGCTATTAATTTTATTTTTTACATAATTTGTTGCTGTCTTTTTAATTCCTCTACCAATGCCACGTGCCGCGGATCCTACTCCACGACCAACTGCTTGAACACCTTTTGCTAGTCCACGACCAACTGCCGCCGCTCCCCTTAGTGCCGCACCGCCAGCCATTGCTCCTACTCTTGCTAGACCGCCAACTGCCATACCAATTGCAGGAAGTATTTCGTCAAGTTGTTCTTCGGTTAAATCATGGTTGAGTATAACCTCTTTGAACTCTTTGTGTTTTGGATCTAATTCATCTATACGCATTAGTTTTTAAACTTCGCTTTCTTGGGTGTTTTTGCTTTGTTCTTTTGTGCAACTGCTCTTGTAATTCCTGAACCTTTTTTAGTAAACATTGCCTTTTTTGCGGTCATCTTTGGTTTTCTTGCACGGGTAACTGTCATAGTCTTTTTCTTTTGTGCATCGATCGGAGCATGACAAGTAGACATTTTAGCAACAATTCGTCCTTTGCGTGGACCACTTACACATCTAAATTTACGTGTTACTTTACCTTTATGAGAGCCGCCTGGCTTACCTCCTCTACCAAAGATAAATTTTCCACCTGCTTCTGTTATAAATTCTATTGCTTTCATCGTCTATTCAAAAACTTCAATGCTCTGCTTGCTGGATTAGTACGCTTGGTTCTTCTTGATCTCATAGCCATACGTTTGCCTAACTTTTTGCGTGTAATACGCATACGCATTTTTGCTTGTATGTTCGGAGCGGCAAAACACTGTTGAGGTTCAGCAACAATACGTCCATGACGCTTGCCTCCCACGCAACGATATTTGCGAACCAGTTTCTTTCCGGTTCTGCCCCAGATTTGCTTCTCCGTGAGATTATTAAAAAGTTCTACTAACAACATGCTAGTATTTAGTGTTATTTGAAGTTAATGAGAATGACTACGATTGTAGATAGTAGTCCTGCAACGATAGTGCCTGATGTACCAATTATAACTTTAATTAAAGATGAATGTGATTTAGCCATATCATCATGCATTGCTGACACTTTGGTCTCTACATTGCCGAGGCGTTTTTCTAGCACTTCGTAACGCTGTTGACACAGGTCTACGTGTGCTTCTAAATTTTCTTTTTCTAAGTCTGTGGCACGTGCCATATATTTTATTCTCCGTAAACACCCTTACTCTAGGGTAATTAAGTAAACTCGTTAGTTGGCCTTAATGTGTTTTTATGGTGTGCCTGAAAGTTGCCTTCAAAGTTATTTAGCAACTTCAACGGTAATATTGGATTTACCTTTGTCATTAACTACAAACATTTTAGGTGCAGGAACCGTCTCTGTTAGGCCTCCTAGCACTGGTACTTGCTCTAAATCATCTTTTAGGAACCCTACGGGGTCTCCATCGCTCATATACGCATCAGCATGGTCAACTTCAAACTCGTATGTCCATACTTTATGTTCGCCCTTGTAATTTGCTCCAAATTCTCCTGTAACATCGCGTGTTTCAACATAGGGGTCGTCATTGTTATCAATCAAGTTTCTTAAATTGATTGTTTGAAGAAGGGTTTGATAGTTGTGCTGTTGTAACAGTTTTTGTTCATCGCCCTGATCTTTACGTCTAACGTCAGTGCGTGTCACATCAACAAGTGTTTTTATACGTATTTTCATAACACTATTTACCGGTCATAAAAAAAGGGTGCCAATTTCTTGACACCCTTTTGATTGTAGTTAAAACTACTGTTTGACCTATTATGCTAAGCCTAAAAGTGTAGTTAACTGAGTAACTGTAGTGTTAGAAACACCAAGTACTTTGTCTACTCTTGCTTTAACATCATCAGCGTCAACTGCATGACCGTCCATAATTACGATCATAACGTCACCGTCTGTTTTAGTTTCAAACATTAATGCGCCTAACTCGTCTGCTACTTGCTCAGCAGTTCCTTTAGTGATAGCAGAACCTGCTCCACCTGAAGATGCTGTTAATGCAGATGCAGGGTTAATTTCAAAACCCTTTAATTGATTTGTGCTGTACAAAGTCGCTAATGCGTGTACTGCTCCGTTTACTCTTGATACTTCAGCCATTTTATTTCTCCTTTTTACTCGTTAATGGCGATCCCACTCTCAATGGGCATCGTAGTAATATTTAGTCTTTTTTGGAAAAACCGGCGTAAATGGCTATCTTTTTACCATTTTGGCTCTATTATGTACCTGCTTTAATAGGTTTACATAACCAGGACCAGCCTTAACTATGTCATCTATTATACGCATAATAGGTGCATATGCTTGTGCAAAGCGAGGAGGAATACCTAATCCTCTTGATGTTAAACTTAGTACTTTATAGGCAAAGGGTAAATCCTTATTAGGAACGCCTAACATTCTAAGCATCTGAATATCTTTTGTATCTGGTTGAACTGGATCCGGTATACTGATTCTTGGTTCTGTATCCTTAACCTGACTGCTTTCTAGATCATAGTCTTGAACAAACATGATATAATAATCAACTATGTCACTTGTTCTTCCTCTAGCCTTTAAAGCAATTTCTAATTCTGTAACTGCCTTGCGTCTTTCTTGTGGTGTGAGTCTAGTATAGTTGGCAATGCGTCTACGCAACCCACTGTATTTGCTGTTCTGTAAACTATTATCAATTCTAGTTAAATCACCTGCGTCGTTTGTGCTAGGACTGTTATTTGAAAAACTTCTTAATAAACGTTTTGCTGTTAGTGTTGGAAATGTAGAACGCTCACGCATTATCATGGCCGCTCTAGGATTACTTAATTTTTCAACAATCTTTTTATCACCATCAATAATGTTTAGTAATCCATACAAGTCATTAGCACTGCTTCTAAAGTGGTCCCAGTTCTGCCATTTTAAAACTTCATCACTATAAGATTTTACAAATCGTTTGCTTGGGTAATGACGCATTACATGAAGTGCAAGAAAATATAGTAATACTAGATCAGAGGCGTCAGTAAAGGTCATTCTACTAACGCCATCTGAGTTGCGTATCATTTTGCCTTCTGTTATATAATCTAAAAATTTATACATTAACCAAAGTCCTTAGGTGTTGTAAAGTTTCTGCGACTGAACTCTAGTCTATCAACAATCTTAACCGCACCGCCTACATGGTCGATGGCTACATAGCCTTCTGGTGATCCTGCTTCATAGCCATCTGCTGTTTTATAAAAATGTGCTATGCTTTCAATGTTGTTTAATTTTCTAATGAATAGATTTTTTAGGTTTGTAATTTCTTTCATAAACTCAATAATGCTTCCTAGACCTTTGCGGTTAGCATTAATAAAATTCATGTTGCTTTCAATTTTCGCTAATCTATTTTTTACTGCTGGCTTTTCTGGATCCTGATTTTTTAGTTTAGCAATCTCTGCCTGTACTCTTTCTCTATACCAATCAATAAATCCGTTTAGGAACTCTCCTGGATCGCCTGCTAGTTTACCTTGTCTAATGTTTGTGTTAATCCAAATCTTAAAATTTTCAATAAAAGGTTCGTTGGATTTTAATGCTTGCCATACCACATTCGGCACTGCTTTATAAGCGGCCCATGCGTCTGCCAAATCTTGTTTCGCTTGTGCTGTTTCTTCTTTTGTCATTAGCACGGAGCCGGACACGTCTTTAAAAAACGCATCGTCAAACCATACATCTGGATTGCGTTTTAATTTTTTTATATCTACATCATAGTTTGCTTTAGCATCTGCTAGAGTTGCGCCTTCGTAATTTGTGTGAAAAATAATTCCGAACTTTGCTTTACCAATTTTCTTACCTATGTCACTGTTCACAGGAACAGCATAGGTAATAAGTTGAGGTTTAAATGTGTACATTGCCTCGCCGTCAATTTCTTCTTCACGTCTTGAACTTTCATCAAACATGAAGTCACCTTGTAGTACGCCTGTGATGCCTAGTTTACTTAAATGATCAAATGCTAGATGCAATTTAGGCACCGCACCTGACTCACCGTAAATTCTATCAATCTCTTCGTGGCTGGTTCCTAGTTTAGGTGTTTTAGCAAACACACCTTTTGTACCAACAAAGAACTTTCCACTCTCTGGATCAATACCAGCAACAATAGCAGGAGCACCATCCCACTTAACTGATACTCTTAATTTTTTATTGGAGCGTCCTTTAAGCATATCAGCAAAAAGCATCATTTGGTTAAGGGCATATTCTGCTCCTTCTTTACCACGATTGAGTGCTTCTTCCTCAATGTGTTCCATGTGGGTATTTTTGCCTTCTGCTTCTTGTATTTTAATTATGTCTTCAATTAACATCGTCTAGTTCGCTCTTATCATTTGCTTTGATCTTTCTAATGCCACGCATAAATTTGCTTGGATCGCCCGATCTGATGGAGTTGTAGAATCTCTTTTCTAGGTCTTGTGCTGTTTCGGTATCAAAGTTCGTACGAATCATCTCAACTATGTTAATAGCACTTTCAATTATGTGATTGGCCCTGCTTTCAACTACATTTTCTGCTCGTTTATTTACGGCAAAATCGTTAAGTTCTTCTAATAGGCTCTTTGTTCTACGTCTCATATAACAACTCCTTAACACTATTTAGTGGTGTCAAGCGGTAAATACCATTGGTAAAGAAATAAAGGAGCGAGCAATGGATTTACACACTCATAAACTACTAACACCTATTATAACATTAAATTTTAAAGAACGCAGTCTTTTGTTTGCCGAATTGGCATCAATTGCGTATTTAGACGAAAAAAATGCAACCAAATTAGCAAAACAGTTAGGATTTACAACTGTAGAATATTATGAACTGGATGGTGCTCAAGCATATCGTTTCATGAATAAAACAGATTTTGTAATTGCCTGCAGAGGAACAGAACCAAAAGAATTTAATGATATAGGTGCTGACGCAAACGCTATACCAGTAATTGCTGAAACGGTAGGTAGAGTGCATGGTGGCTTTAAAGGCGAAGTTGATAAACTATGGCCACGCATTGAAGAAGATCTTGCTCGTGAGTCTAAGGACAGAGATGTATGGTTCTGTGGACATTCGCTAGGAGCCGCTATGGCAACTATTGTAAGTTCACGTTGCAGAGGCAGTAATATTTGTCCTAATCCAAAGGAACTTTATACATATGGTTCACCTAGAGTGGGTTGGGCAAACTATATTAATCATCATCCTTTTGCTCATCACCGTTGGGTAAACAACAATGATATTGTTACCCGTGTACCGCTTTGGATCATGGGATATAAACATCATGGAGAAGAACACTATCTTAACACATGGGGTAATGTTCGTGCATCTACAGGATGGCAACGTTTTAAGGATCGCATGAGAGGTATGTGGCGTGGAATAAAACAAGGTAAAATTGACAACTTTTCTGATCACTCAATTGGATTGTATGTTGAATATCTACGCAACTATAGAGACGGTGTGGAGACTCCACAGGTTTGAAATATTTTTTAGTAGTTTTATTTTTAATGCAGAACGGCAGTTGGTTACCAGGAGACCTAGTAGCACCTGATGGTTGGAGTAGCATGGAATATCAAAGCCTGCAAGAATGTGAAGAACGCAAAGAAGCATTCAACAAAAATATGGCAATGACCGACTATGCTGGTTTTATTAAAAGTGTATGCCAAACAACTGATCCAAGCATACCTTCAGAAAGAATTTAATCTTTACTATCTTTGTGTCTAGTCTGATACCAATGATGCAGTCTTTGAGATATCAATTCCTTTTCAATAGGATCTTGTGTTCTAGATAATTGCTTTTTTAACTCAGCAATCATCTGATTTACATTAACTGGTTTACTTTTTCTTTTCATTGTACTCGGGGTTGTTGTTTTGCTCGGCAAAACGATATCCGTAATTAGATTAATTCTATTTTTGTTTAACGGATTGTTGTAAAGATATTTAGTTCTTGCAACTACACTTTAACTCATAATCTTTTATGGCCGCTTTGATTGCATCTTCTGCTAGAACAGAGCAATGTATCTTTACGGGAGGTAAAGCGAGTTCTTTTGCAATATCAGTGTTCTTGATGTCTGTTGCCTCGTTAAGGGTCTTCCCTTTAAGTAATTCGGTGACCATACTAGAACTAGCGATAGCACTACCGCAACCATATGTTTTAAACTTAGCATCTTCTATTATGCGTGTTTCTGGATTAACCTTTATCTGTAACTTCATTACATCACCGCAAGCCGGTGCCCCAACCATACCAGTCCCAACGGATGGATCCGCTTTATCTAAACTACCGACATTTCTGGGATTCTCGTAGTGGTCAAGGACTTTATCTGAATAAGCCATTGCCAACTCCTAATATTATATAAAATATTTAGTCAGAACAATAGGCCCCGAAGGGCCTATAGATATTATATTACTTGACTGATAGATTCACAGCACTTGGACCTTTTGGACCATCCTGTGTTTCAAACGTCACAGTATCACCTTCATTCAGCGAATGTAAGCCTGCGGCTTCTACTGCTGAAATGTGTACGAAAACATCTTTGTTTCCGCTAGAAATAAATCCAAAACCTTTAGAGGCGTTGAACCATTTTACTGTTCCTTGATTACTCATGTTTTTCCTTGTTAGTGTTTATATTTGAGGAAGTTTGTATCTAATATTAGGGCGGGAGGTTTGTTAATTCTACTGCGTCTTGTCTTATTACTCTTGTCTCAATAGTATTTAGTTCGCAGATTAGTCTTTAAGATTATCTTTGGCTACACCATACCAATATTCGCCACTGTCTCGCAAACTTTCATTTGCTCTACGTAGTTTTTCTAGTGTCTTTACAATTTGCTTGTGTCTAAATTGGGTATAGTTTCTTTTTGTTTCTAGGTGTTTTTCCAATTTAGTAATAATGCTGTCAATGTCCGGGCAGGTTATATCCGGTACCTTGGGTGCTTTCTTTTTCCACCTCTGCCAGGGAGTTAATCGCTTACGCTTCATTGTATTATTTAAGTGATTGCCAATTTTTAGTTGACACACTTATGCAAAAATAGCAACACAGTCTTGCACAAAAAACAGTTGATTTTTTATCATTATTATATTAGTATATTATAAATAAGAGAGTATTAGTAAAAACCATTAATGATTTTCACTGATATCACACACAGACACCAGGAAAGACTGGCGCATAATCCATGCGTTACAAGCGATTGACAGTAGCAAAGACTACTGACGCCGGAAAAGACCGGGGTATTGCTTTCCTCAAGCATCCATACATCAAAGGAGAAAACATGGCACACTTAATAAGTGGTCTGATGTCTTGGATGAAGAGCGGAATGTCGGACAGACACCGCAACGATCTATTGACTTGGGCCAAAACCGAGTATAAAAAAGATTGGCGTTATGCCTATCAATTTATGCTAGACCATAATGGTCAAGCACCATCACTAAGAGAACTAAACGGACCTAACTATGGTCATAAGGAGGTGGCATAAATGCTTAACTTCCTTAAAAAACTATTCACATATTCGCAACGTAATTGGGATGAAGACTATCTGTCTAAGTCTGTTGATCATGTTGACCTTGAACGTCGTATCAGGGAACTTGACAGGCGCCAGGTCGTTACCGGACCGTTCGGGTATAAAAGAACTTAACATATACACACAGAGGAGAACTTAAAATGTTAATTTGGGAAAAAATAAAAAACACTTGTGCGTCAATTGGCTATGCCAGAGCGGCGGCACAACTATCAGCACAGGGCAGACACGAGTTTGCAAGACAATTAATGCTTGACGGCCTTAAGGAAGTTGCAATAAAAGATCGTGCAATCAAAAGACTTGAAAGAGTAAAAAAGATTAAAGCAACATACGAACCGGGTGATCACTACATGAGAGGTCACAAAGTTGCATTTTGGAAAGGACACGCAGATGCTTAAAAACTTTTTTGACGTAGCAGTTCCTGTTACAGTAATGTTAACTATTATGGTTGGAGTTATGGCAATCAATGCTATGTTCTGGGCGGGGTTACTATAATGTGGCCATATACTGACGAAGAGTGGGAACAACTTACATACCCTAAAAAATAAAAAGGAAAGTGACGGAGCCGACAGTCAGAATGACTCCGTCACAATCCTATTTTAAGGGATTGCTATATTATTTTACTTGCGATTGTAGATTGAATATAGTACCCATACAGCAACAAGACCAACTAATCCTTGTGCAGAAAAACCTGCAACAATATTTTGGATATTACCGATAATGTTGATGTTTGGCCAGAACGGAATGTTCTGTCCGTTGAACAAGACTTCAAGAACAATACCCAACGATAACAGGCTAACTCCTGCTTCTGTTAGGGCACCTGCCCAAGCCTTTACTTTGTTTAAGATTTCCATAATGGATCTCCTTTCTCTTAGTGCTGATTTATTCAACCAGCGTTTTATTTAGGTAGGTATAAACCAAAGTTAAACTACCATAATTGCGATTTGGGTGTAAGATTAATGATTTTCACTATAGACTTTCTTTAATATGTGTGTTTAAATAGTAATGTAGACTCAAGTGGGACTTGTATTTTTACTCACCCATGAACTGGATACATTTTGTAAATCTAACTAAAGGAGAAACATTATGTGGACAAAACCTACATTTACCGAAATGAGATTCGGATTTGAAGTCACAATGTATGTGATGAACAAGTAACAAATAGGGCCTTCGGGCCCTTTCTTTTTGGCTCAAATACCCGGTTGACAAACATAAATAACTCTGTTATATTAGTAGAGTTATATTAGTATAACACGACACATTAACACACACAGAAGGAGAAAACATGATGTCAATGAAACAAATCGAAGAATCAGCAAAGCAAGGCGCTGAATACGTTCAAAGTAAAGTCAAAGAAGCATTGCCAAAAGTATCGTTCAACAAGAACGGTTATGAAATCCGTACACAAGTATTGGATATGGCAAAACAATTCACTGAGTTCGAACATTCACAAAAATGGATGGGTTGGGAAATCACACAGAAGCGTGATGAAAAAACTGGTGAGATTGTTTCTAAAGTAGGTATGCCAGAAGTACCAGGTGTAGACCATGTACTTGAGTATGCTGAAAAGTTCTA